TGGCAAAGAGATACAGGCAGATATTTTGTATGCCGGTAACTCAGCGCAATATTTCTCAGGATATGACGTGCTAAATACCGATGCGGTCGATGGAATTACGGCCGCGTTCTATCCGTTTAGATACGCCGCAGTGCCTATTACCATCAACTTTACCGAAGAGCAAGAGAACCGTAAACGCGAAGCAGCGATGTCGCTTTTGGAAGCAAAGACTCGTCAGTCGATGCTTACCTTACGCGATCAGATTAACTCTTCGTTGTATTCTGCTCAGACCGGTAAAGCTCCGTTAGGTTTCCAAGACATCATTGCTGATGTACCAGGAACTTCTCCAACTACGTTGGGCGGTATCACGGTGTCCGGTAATAGCTGGTGGCAAAACAAAGCAAACAACGCTACAGCCGACACTTCGTTTAAAACGATTGTCAATACGAACTTTTACGAAGGTATGATTCGTATGTCATCGCTTTGGAACGATGTATCAGAAGGTAACGAACAGCCAACAAATATCTTCACGACCAACAGCATCTATGCTGATTTTGAAGAGATATTTGAAGGCACGGGTTATCAGCGTTTGTCCGGTAAAGATTCACCGGGCGTAGACGGTCGCTTGCCTTCGTTCAGAGGCATACCGGTGCAGTATGACCGCGATTGCGGAACGGGTCGTATGTATTTCTTGAACACTAATTACCTCAAGTTACACATGCAAGCCGGAATGAATTTTAGCAAGACTCCGTTCAAAGAAAATTCAAATCAACTCGCCAAAATCGGATTTATTACAGTCGGGCTCAACCTAGTTACTACAGCACGTCGTCGTCAGGGTGTTATCTACAACTTGAACGATTAATAACTTCCAAGACGCAAGCCAATGCGTCTTTTGAGCCGAGCAAAAAGGCAAAGGAGAAATAGAAATGCCAAGTGGAGCGCAAGACCTGGGTACAGGTTATAACAATGCAACAACAGATTCGTTAGGGTCAATTGCCGGTGCAACCGGTGGATCACCACAAGGAATCTACGAAGAGTCATCAACACAGGAATATCCTATCGGAACCAAGCGTGAGTTTGAAGACGGTCGAGTATTTCGTTACGGAAGTTTTGCCGGTGCTACAGCAGCCGGTGTGTTGGTGTCGCAAGATTTATCTGCTACAGCCGTTGTAGAAGTTGACAATAAAGCAACCGCAGCAGCAATCGGTGCAACAGAAGTTATTTTGACCGATAGCGGAACTTTAGGGTCGGCAACTGCTAACCAGTATGCCGGTGGATACTTGCATACTACAGACGATGCATCAGAAGGTTACACCTACCGTATCAAATCTAACACGGCAGCCAGTAGCAACGCGGTGACATTCACCCTGTATGACGGGCTGGTTGTCGCAGTAACTACGGCTACTGATGTTGCGATTACGGGTAACCTGTATAACCAAGTTGTTGCATCAACCGCAGCAACTGATTACGTCATTTCTGGCGTTACAGCGCGAGTGATGCAGTCGGGTTATTACGGTTGGATTCAGACCGCTGGTGTATCAACCATCTTAGCGGATGGAACCATAGCTATTGGACAAAACCTAACCTTGTCTGATGGCGTAGCCGGTGCGGTACATGCAAAGGATGCAGAGACAGAACCGCTGGTCGGTTTTGCCACATTTGCACCCGACACCACTGGACATGTGGGTGTTGTATTGCAGGGTATCAGCAGATAAGCAGTTCACCTTTCGTGTGGCGGTGGGTTCTCACAATGTGATACCTCCAGCCCATCGTCACACGTTTTAACGAAAGAGATTACAAATGGCAAAACGTATGCCTACAGCAAAAACGCAAGAGCATACCCTGCCGGAACAGTTGGCCGAAGTAGTGCAAGATGCTACACCTGTTGAAGCACCGACAGCCAGTGTCACGCCAGATCAAATTGCTGACCTCATTTTGAAGGGGTCTGATGAAACAAAAAACGCAATTCGCAAGGCGCTCGACCTGGATAAAACGCACACTCGTCAGCGCAAGTCACCGGTAACCAACAGCCAAGTGCGGAATCATGTTCGTGCTGTTGGAGAAGTAACTCATGCACCAGGATTCGTACCCGATCCACCGTCGCGTATTAAAGATCGTGGCGAGGAAGCCGTACGCATTTGGCAAGACCGCTGGTTGGACAACAACGGCGACAACTTGTCTGAATACGATTTAGATCAGATTGCAGCTACGGCGCATCAATAGATGTCAGAAACTTTTGGACAAGTCAACGCGGCCAGTTTCTTTGGCGATTCTGCGTTGATTGGAGCAGTAGAGGCAGACACCGTAAAATTGTCAGATACGTTAACGGTTGCAAGTTTAACAACAACCGAACGCAACGCACTGACCGCAGCAAACGGAATGCTGATCTACAACTCTACGGACAACAAGTTTCAAGGGTATGAAAATGGAGCATGGGCTAACTTGATATAGGGTTAGCATGACAAATTTGCAGATCATTCAGATTGCCCTTAGAAGGGTTGGTCTGAATACAGGTAGTTCGACATTTAAAGACGGGGCGCGTGACTATTTAAATCTGGTCACTCAGGATATAGCCTCGCGTGAAAAATGGAACTGGCTGTTCAAAGGTTCAACTTTTAATACAGTAAACGGCACTCGTACGTATTCGCTGGCCAGTGACGTAGTGGCTCCGTTGTCGTTTCGCAACACTACCGAAGATCACGTCATTCTTATCATGTCTACGCAAGACATTGATGCGGCTGATCCGGATGCCAGTATAAATGGCGATCCGCGATGGGTTGCTATTGATGGCGTAGACTCTAGCGGTAACATTGAAGTCACGTTGTATCCGGAGCCGGACGGCGTAGACACGATTGCGTATCGCTACTACTCGTCCATACCCACGTTTACAGAATCTGAAGATAGCGACTCCATAAATCCGTATGTAGCACCTGTATGTCAGCCGGCACTTATACACGGCATCTCTGCATTATATAAGCAAGAGAAAGGTGACGATCAGGGCGCAATGTCGGACAAACAGGAGATGGAGCGCGTAATTGCTATTGCAGGTCGGCAAAACATGAACGTGCAGGGTAACCGTTCATACCGTATGCGTAGAGCAGATGAGAGCTACAGCAACAAGTTTTCTTTTACGCCTACTGAAGGATCGTTAAGCTGATGCCGATAACCGCTGAATCGTTACGTCTTGGCCCCTGGAGAAGTGGGGTAAACTACAGCTTACCGGCTGAAGACATGCCACCGGACGGTCTGTTTGAAATGGAAAACTGCACGGTTGGGTTGGCCGGTGAGGTAGCCAAGCGGAACGGGTTTGCAAAGTATAATGCAAGTGCAATGAACAGCGGTGCTACGGTAACTGCATGTGGTCAGGTTGTATTAGCCGGAACAGAAAAGGTTTTCGCTTTTTGCGGTGATAAGTTTTTTGATGTTACAGGTGGAACGGCAACAGATCGAACAGGTAGCGTGACCATAACTGCCGGCAATGACTATACGTGGGATTGGGTATTGGCCGGTAGCACATTGATTGCGGTAAACGGTCAGGACACAGACGGTATCAAGTGGGCAGGTGGAACGAGCAACGCAGCAACACTCGACGATAGCTCTCGATTCACCAAACCTAAATGGGTAACCTTTTGGGAAAATCGTGCATGGGTTGGCAACATAAACGGAGCCGCAGATCGTATATGGCGAAGCGATGCCGGTGACATCGAAACGTGGGGTTCACTCAGTTTTAACAGCGTAGGTTTTGACATTACCGGGTTACGCCCATTCCAAAACTATTTATCTATCCACACAGAGCAGGGCATTCATACACTTACGCCTACGGGTAACGCAACGATACCTTTTCAGCAACAACAGCGAACGCAACGCGGAACCGTAGCCGGCAAAAGTATTGTTACGGTTCCTGGTGAGCGTCAGTTGTTTGTGCGTAACGATGGCATCTACCAATGGTCAGGCGGTGCAAGTGTTGAGAAGATTTCTTTGGCACTGGATGACAGATATTGGAGCGAACTAAATGTAGCTCGTTTGCCGTATTCGTTTGCTATGTATTACCCTGCACAGGAACAAGTCTGGTTTTTCTTACCGTATGGTGCATCGCAAACGACAATGAACAGTGTGGTGATTTACTCTGCACGACTTAATGCGTGGTTTGGCCCGTATAATAATTTTACCCGTGACAGTGCAGCGCTTATCGACGACTTGCCACATGCCGGTGACTTTGCCGGGCGCATCAATAAACACGATAGCGGAACGAACGACGATGGAAGTGCTATCAAGGCTTATTTTGAAACGGCCTCAATAGCTCCACGCGGTGATGCAGTATCATGTCGCTGGCTGTATAACCGGACGCTGTTTGATAATACTGGAGCGTTTGATCTCAGTATATCGCAGATTGCTGCCGGTATTGTTTCCAACACAGAAACTATCACAATGGGTAACGTAGGTAGTCTGCTGGACAGTTCGTTTGTTTTGGACTCGTCATTATTAGAGTCGGACGTATCTGCACTAACTCAGGATTCGGATTTATTTGGTTACGATCCACGAACTATGCTGCGCTTTTCCAACTTCAACTTAGATGAACCATTTACTGTTCGACGTGCAAACCTCCAATACAAGCCTATTGGAAATACACGCGAACGCAACACGGGTATAGAATAATGGCGGTAAGCTATAACGAGATGATGACAGGCGGTAGCCAGAAGAAGAAAAAGAAACAGCCTACAATGGCACAAGCTCAAGGTGCTGGTGTTCAACAACCGCAGACATATGGTCAGCCGTCAATGGCTCAAGCACAGGGTCAAGATCCGTTGGTGAGTGCAATAGCTGCCGGTAGTCAGGCTCAAAATCAACAGCCTACAATGGCGCAAGCTCAAGGTGGAATGCAACCTCAACCGCAACAGCCAACGATGCAACAGGCGCAAGGTGGAGCTACGCCACCACCACCTCCACCGCCTCCACCTCCGGCTCCGTCTATGGCTCAAGCGCAAGCACCATCTGCACCGCAACCTACAATGGCGCAACAACAACAGCCAGTGGCGCAACCAGCTACAATGACAAACCCGACGAGCGACCCTAATTTCGGTCAGCCACCAGCTACTACAGTAAACCCAACAAGTGATCCGAATTTTGGACAAGCACCAGCGACAACGGTCAACCCGACAAGCGATCCAAACTTTAGTCAACCGCCAGCTACAACTGTAAACCCTACGAGCGATCCGAACTTTGGAAGGCCACCAGCAACAACGGTGAATCCAACGAGCAATCCAAATTTTGGTAGAGCGCCGGCTACAACGGTTAACCCGACAAGCGATCCAAACTTTGGCAAAGCTCCAGCAACTACGGTAAATCCAATTAGCGATCCTGGCTTTGTATCTGACTTAGCTACTGGTCAGCCAGTAACAGAGAATCCATTAAGTGATCCGTTGGCTGTTAGAGCAATGGAAGAAGAACGCATGAGCCAACCGGTTACAGAAAATCCTTTAAGTGACCCATCGTTTGTTCAAGGCTTGGCCGCCGATGCAACTACGCCTACGGTGAATCCGATAAGCGATCCATCGTTTGTTCAAGGTTTAGCTGCTGATGCAACTACGCCTACTGACGCATTAGGTGCTGGTGCAGATATGGCTGCTGCTCAGAATGTGGTAACGCCCGAAGCTGCACCAATGGCTGATACGTTAGAAGATGCACTACGTCAGCAATACATGAATAGAGTGGGTGGAACAGACGATCCGATTATGGCCTCACAATTAGCCGATCAGCAGTTCAGACAGAACGAAGCGCGTAAGGCTTTGGTCGAGCAGTTGGGTCGATATGGTGTGTTGCGAGGTGGAGGCGATACAGCGGCCGCTTTAGCGAGAATGGGTGAAGGCGATGAGCGTAAC